TCGAAGAGGTAGTCGGTCCACGTATCTTTACCGCAGAGATATTCCGAGGCTTTTATACCCCCTCCAAACAGTCCGCCCAAAACGGCTTTGTTATACAATGTTTTACCACTGTTAGGCGGTCCGACCAAAAAATGAGCGTGTCCTCGTTTCGGAGTACCTGCGTAAGCATTCCTATATGCATAAGCGAGCCAACCTAATTCGTGACGTAGTTGCTCAGCCCCAAGCATCTTCGTCATCCACTCCAGAATGACGGGGAAGTCTTCTTCCGTAGCTGACTCCGCAGGTGTGAGTGGGGTGATTCGGCTAGTGTTAAAGTACCGCATACCTTCATGGCGAACGATGCGAGACTTAGTAAAAACAAAAGGGATCCCGGCCTCCACACGCTTCGTGCTATTCACTTGGTACATTGCCCGCCTGGCCTCCGATAGATTGTCCTCACGTCTAGGTCGGTCACTCAAGCCGTGGCGTCCCATAACGTCTAGCTTGGTATCATCCCGGCCGGCAACAACGTACCCGCCCGCCTCGTCTTCGATGAAGTAATTCTTGCCGTCAAACCAGTAGTGCTTAATCGCTTCGCCAATCCTGTTGACCTCGTAACCCCTGACAAAGTCGGGGCCCAATACCTCAGACCATTGCATGAAGGGACGATCCCCCGTAAAGCACTGGAATCCTCGCTCTCGCACAACAGCGGCTCGAGGGTTGTCGGCCGTGGCATCCCAAAAGCGAATGCCTTGTGAACCTTCCCGAAAAGGACCCTCCCATGCACCGGGGAATCGCTTGTCAATCTCCTCCTTGACGACATCAAGAGGGATGATCGGCCCGTCGACGAAGTCGGCTTCAGAGGAACTCTCGTACTGCCAGTAGTGCAAGGTCGCCATGTCGATCCTAGCATCCTCGACCACCGGTCTCCACCCACCTCCGTGCAGGACGTAGGAAAAAGGATCGACGAAGTTCTGCTTGTCGAACTTGCGAGACAAGCCCTCAAGGTTCAACTCATTGGATAAGCGACGCAGGAATTTCTCCAAAGCAGACTTGCCGTGGCAAAGGATTTCCTTCTCGAAAAACCAAATGGCATGTATTCCACCTTTATACGAACGTGATACCCAGTTAGCCGGATAAGCCGAGTCCATCATGCGATTAATGCATTCTTCGAACTCGAGGTCGGATACCTTGGCATCCCAATCGGCACACACGCCGTACAGGTAGCGGGGAGGATTGTCTTTGCTCAGACGTTGAGTTGGATCTGCACCCTCGACGCAGTTATAAGCTAGGTACCTGGTCGCTGGGGATGATGCCCACTTTTTATATTCGCCCGCACTCTTAAAGCGAGGCTTGTCAAAAGTTAAATCGGCAACCTCGTTAACATCGCGCTTGGTGACGAGTGTGGATCTTAAATTAGGTATAGTTGAAAGTTCCATCGTACTGCGTCTCCATGAAGTTTTCTACAAATTGCTCAGGTAATGGGGCATCCCTGAACCCATGTATTTCGTGTTCTATTTGGTTGTCGGGCAGGCCTGCTTCAGAGATGTGATCATCCTTAACTTGGCTCTCCTGATTAAAACGTACAACCATTCCACTATGACTATGGATCATGTCGCACTCATTTACAAATCGAACATCATCGATTACCCAATCTTTCTCACCTCCCGCTCTAATGCGTGACTCGGCAACCCGAACCCACCCCTGATCGTCGACGGTTTTTCTCATCCATTCCGTACCCAGAGTTTGCATTAAAAATCTAGGTGTTACCTTGAGATCGTGCAAGGGAAGCTCCTTCATGACGGGGTCGTTAATGCAATGCTCCGGCACGCCCATCGCCACAAGCATCCGCTTGATCGGCGAAGCAAAAGACAGAATCTCGAAACCGTACTTCTCCTTCAGTATCCGTGCAAACGTTGACTTACCACAACCCTTTGGTCCTGTTAATCCTAGTATCCTCATTTCGTGTACTCCTTGGTTATGATGCCTTCGGCTTCGATTGGTAAGTCTTTCGCCCACTCGGGACGGATTGACATGATGTTTAAAATGTCACCAAGTGCTTCCTTCGCGTAATCCTCGTCGTGCTCAACCACCACCTCATCGTGGACGTGCATGATGACCTTGAATCCGGCCTCATGCAGACGGACGAGGATCAATGCGAAAAGGTCACGGGCCGTAGCTTGAACAGCATTTTGAAACAGCTGAGCTCCGTAGTAATATGACCGACGGACGCTACCTTTTTCAGTAGCAGCTGTTGCACCGTCTGCCTCGTGACGACAACGGAAATATTTGATCTCCCTACCGCTCGGGATGTCGATGAAGTAATCTCCCCCGTCGTTCGCTGCCTTTTTAAAAGCAATGTCGTGCGTCTTCCAAGTGTCGACGATCTTCGGGTTCTTCTTCCGGAAGTCGTCCACCTGTATATATGCGTTGATCCATTGTCGACGGTCGTAGGTCGAAAGATCAGGGTACAGACAGGCCTTGCCCGGTTGGTACGTACCCGCGAACTTCTTGAACGCGGCCTGATCCTCAATGGAATAGTCTCGATCCAATATCGCCTGCTGTCCATACAGCTTGACGGTCTCAGCAAATTTGGCCCATCCACTCCCGTAGCCCAACTGCAACACACGAACTTTTGCCAACATATAAAGCTCAGGATCCTCCGCCTTCAAGGGACCGCCATCCCAACCCATGGTCAGACGAGCGTGAGCCTCATAAGGACTTACCCCGTCGTTGATCAGATCAATGGTGCCGGTGTCACCGACAAGCCACGGAGTTACCCGTGCTTCGATCTGCGCGAGGTCAGCCACTATCAGAGTTTTCCCCTTGCCAGCACGTATGCATGAACGAAGGTTTAATCCGTACTTTGTTTGCCGTGGGAGATTCTGAACGTTGAATCCACCGTCCCCAGAGAACCTACCCGTAGCCGTAGCCCCAAAGTATTTGGTCGAGTAGTTAATCCGATCGTTCTCCATACAACGATCAAGTATGGCTAACAAGGTCTTGGCGTGTTTGTTAATACGCTGAACATCCTGCATGACGGCGGCGGCGGGCATCTGCTCACCGTACTTCTCGTTCCATGCTATGAAATCCTTATTGTTCTTGTCGAGCGAGGCGGGTACGGGAATGTCACGTTTCCGACACTCCAAAGCCAAAGCCTTTTTGCTATAGGTCGCGTACGGCTTGCGTGTGTCCGGATCAATTTGGTTATACCAGGTAAGAGACTTTGTCGCCTCCTCCAGCCTCAGCTGAATGGCGTCGTCCTCATCCTCCAAATACTTGCGGTCCGTAGGTAAACCAGCCCATCCCATCTCCCTGTTGATCTCACTGAGCTTACGTTCATGCTCAGGCCACTTGTCGTATAGCTCGACGGCGACATCGTAGCAATACTTCGAGTCATTCATGGCGTAATCCAACGCCTCTGCCAGCGTTCCGTCGGCTTCAAGATCAGCCCAACGCTTACCTTGTAAGCTGTCGCGGACTTCCTTGCTCACCTCAATCTCGAGCAGTTCTTTAACCACACCCTTGAGGTTACGTTGGTATTGAAAGTACACACCCATGTCAGCGGTGCATACCCATTTGACGTCGAGCCCCTCGGGGATGTTCCCAAGCTCAACCTCGTGTTCGAAAACCCGTTGGTCAAAGGCCGCGTTGTGTGCGAATAGGGTATATCCCTTGAGCTTTTCCCAAGACATACCTGGGACCTGACCGCAGTATTCAAACTTCGGGCAGTAAACTGAGACCATGTAGGCCTCGTAATCTTCGTGATTTATATATTGGTAATTGGAGAGGCGACGAAGCGAGCATTTCGTATCGTAGTACGACTCGAAGTCGATCGCGGCCCATTTGCGTTTGGTAGACATAGGTGGTGTGTGATTAGAAAATTTAAAGGCCGTGCGTGTTCAGGGGGCGGGGAAGTAATATGAAAAAACCCCGCCCCCCTTTTGAACACACACACGTTCATGAATCGGGGGGATTACCCCCAAAAATCAGGAAACGAAATCCTTGATCCACTCCTGAAACTCAGGGGTGTTCTTGGATCCCTTCTTCAGGTCCGGCACAACAACGGTCTTGCCGTTGAACTTGTCCGTACCTGTGCCAAGAGTAAACGTTCCGGTGGTCAAACCTTCACGATAATACATCTTGAATGCTGTGAACATTTTCACAGCTGCTCGCTTGTAAGCGACTCCTTTGATTCGCCATAGAGCGAACGCGTAGTTCCCGTCCGCGTATTCGAAGGGAAAGATCTCAGGGTCTTCGCCCTTAATCGCGATGAGAGCATCCGCAACAGGCATCCAATCGGGCTTTGTCCCGTCATGCCCCCACTCAAATGATCCACCGGCCGCAACGGCGTCGGCTTTGGACATTACCCTTGGGATCTCGCCACTGTCCCAATCGACGTTCTCTTCGAACATCTTTCCAAGACGGAGGACGGTGAACTCAATGGGCTTGTCCAACTTGTACTGCTGGTCGAGCACGATGTCTCCAGCGGAAAAGTCTTCTTCCTGAGCGAGCTTACTGATCCCTTGGAGAATAGCCAACTTCGGAAAATCGAAGTCGCTCTCGTCAAGATCGGCAATGAGGTTAGCGCCCGCTGATGATTGGGCAAGTACAGACGTTGGAGAACCCTCTACGATCTCTCCGCTAGCGGTGGCTACTTCAACGTCGGCTGTTTCTTCTGTTAGTGATTTTTTTGGCATTTTATTTTTGTTGTTTGATGTTTGTTTATTCTGGTTTTACGAATGTTATACACTCGCGTTAAATGTTTTCGCGTGGCATTTTTTTCAAATATGCCGAGCGTTGACGTAGTTCCTCGGGTGGTAAAAGCTCGGCCTCCTCGAGCATCATCTCAATAGCACCACGAGCACCTTTCTTCTCACCACGAGGGAGCGTGTCAGCATACACCTTCGATAGCTTGGTGATTGATATGCTACAGGCTTTCATGAAATCCTCGGGATCAAATAGGTCAGCAAGAGCCTCGAATACGTCTTGAGCACTATCGAATTTGGGAGCACTACTACGCCAACGTAAATCGTATCCGGGAATCTCTTCACCTTCCTCCTCGGCACGACGAACAGCTTCTTTCTTTGCGGCCGAGGCCCAACTGTCT